GTACCGGTGGTCAAGGTCAGCCCCACGCTGATTGACGCCATGTTGACCACCAGGGCCCCAGCAGGGAAGGTGTAGATCAGGGCCCCATCAGCCAACGAAGCCGTGTCCCCAATCGTGTAGGCCACCCCCGTAAGGGTCAGCGCCGTGATGTGTTCCTGCCCCGTTCCATACTCCACCGCCGTGACGCCCGTACCCGCCGTGCCCACGTTGATCGTGGTCAGGCTGTCGGCCCCGCTGGTCTGCATGGTGCCATCGGCATCGGGTAGTGTGATCGTGCGCGTCGTGCCGGTGGTCAAGCCAGAAGCCTGGAAGGCCACTACTTTGGTCTGATCAACATCATCCAGGATCTGGAAATTGCTGTCGATGACGATTGGAGCCGAGACAATGCCCGGACCGCTAATACCCATCAGGACCTCCCCACATGGACAATTCGGGCAATCACCGAGCCTGAGGTGTGCGCCGTGAGGGCCAATCGCGTAGCCACCGGGGGGTTGGTGTAGCTGCCGTCTGTGTTAGCCGTTTTGCCGGTAATGGTGTCATGGGTCAACACGATGGCGTCGTTCTCGACAAAACCTGAGGCCAGGATGTCGCTGAAGGTGTGCTGCATGGCGTAGGTCAGGCTGGCGCTGGTCGAGATGTCACAGCCAATCGCCACGTTGAAATCTGGCCCGCGATAATTCAGGAGGAACCACCCGCTTTCACATAGCCCATCGGTGCCTGCTTCCACGGCACCTGCAGAGGCCCCATTGGAAGTGATCCGGTCCAACCATTCGAAGTTGACATCTTGGGTGGTGCTGGTGCCCCCGTTGGCTCCCGTGATGCTGTCCGTGACCTCGTTGCCATAGCGGTCATAGCCGCGCGGCGTGTAGGTGTCCCCGGTGTCGTTGCCCGCCGAATACATCGCGATATGCTGCGGCGTGGAGAACTGCACATAACCGTTGACGCCGACTTCCGCGTTGCCGTCGATGGCCCCGTCAGGTGTGATGGAGATGATATCCCAGAATTTCGTGGAGCCCAGCACGATCAATCCGCTGCCGGGGCCAGTGATGGTCTCGGTGATCCGATTGCCTTTGCTGTCGTTTCCGACAACGGCGAAGTCCACACCTGTGTTGTCCGCGGAGGCCGCGTAGATCAGGACATAGATACCCCTGCGCTCTCGGAAATTGGTCCCCAACACACCATTCAGACTGAGCGCCGTGGCACCCGCCGTGGTCTGCGCCGCACAGATGCCATTACGGTTGAAACCGGTTGCGAGCGTGCCGTTGATCAGATAGTCCAACCGCGCAGCAAGCAGCGTCTCCGTGGTGGAGATGCCGTTGCGATCGAGTGCGTCTGGTGCAAGAGTGATGACCTTTGGTTTGCTCATAAACATTTCTCCTGGGTGATTTTACGGGGGCCCCGGGGAACGCCTGTAGGCCAACCAGAAACACGCCCGCGCAGCATCTTATCGCGCATGTTGTCTGCAACAGTACCTGTACGAAGATGTCTAGGATTACAGCAAAGAGGATTATCACAACTGTGAAGAACGTGCAGCCCTTCTGGTATTGCCCCTACACTTACACGATAGGCTACTCGATGAGTGTACTCAGCTTTTCCATAATAACGCGTGCGTCCATATTGCCCAGCTCCTTTGTGAGACCCTGTGCGCCCCCGGAGCCAAGGCCAACATTCATCGGAACCACCAACACCCACTTTAGCCCAAAAATCATCTTTCGAAAAAGCGGCAGTATTCATGCCTTTATCTCCTTTTTCGCTAACTATAAATCACCCCATCCTATTTGATGGACTTCAACTCCACAGGAGGCTCACGCCCCTGAACGACATCCCGCCGCCAAGTTTCGGCTTCCTCGCGGGAGCCGAATTTCTTGACGAGGGGTTTTTCTTCCGCTGTGCCAGATACTTCGATCTGCCACTTCGTCTTACCGTTTTTGCTCATATCATAGCGCATGAGCCTTACCGTTCGTTGGCGACGAAGATATAATCGATGTCCGCCGTCTCCGCACCCGCGGCCCCGTTCAGGTACCCGAAGCCCACGGCCATCTCGGCACCCGGCACGTCACCCGTGAAGCTGTCGATGAATACCCCGTTGGCAAAACAGCTGAAGGTCTCGACGCCGTCCCAGTACACCGCCAGGGTGAAGAAGGCATCGTCCGTCAAGGTCGCCAGGGTGGCGCTGTCAGTGTCGGTGGTGTTGTCGTCATTGTTGAAATAGACGGCGGCTGAAGCATCAACGCTCTCGAATAGGAAGCGCATGGTGGCGTCCTGAGGCGTGGTGTCCGTGGAGTGCAAGCCGATAATCAGATCCGACTGGATGGCGTCTCCCACCTGGAACCGGGTTTTCAGGAAAGCTTTCTTGCCGTCCGCCAACAGGAAGGTCTCGCCGATGGTCTGGGCAAATAGACCGTCGTTATCATCCGCCGCGGTCGTGATCCGCGCCATCCCACCAGCTACGTCGGGGGTGCTGATGGCCGAGGTGCCCGCGCCGCCAGAGGTCGCCGTGATCGTCCACTCGGTGGAGAGGGGCTCGTGGATGAAGTCATCCCAGAAAATGTGCCACTTGGTGGGGTCGAGCATCCCAAATTCGTACAAGGGATCGCCGGGGACCGTGTTGGAAACGCCGCCTCTGTAATGTGTGGGCATTGATCAGTTCTCCTGTAAAAACCATGAACCAGCATGAGGCCGTCCACAATCAAATGCTGACTTTAACTTAGCCCTTCCCAGGCCCCCAGACCATAAACAAATATTGGTTGATCAATGTTTATACTATCTTTGTGCATAAAAAGAGGCCCCATTCCGAAGAATGGGGCCCCAGATTTACGACAGAGGGAGAGGAAAGGCCTCTGACGTACTAGCGATCAGGATGACCCGGGGGACCCGAACAAACCCAGATAATCCGATACGCCGAAGCTGTAACGTTCGCGGGATTTGTACCGTACATTGCCCGTGTCGAAGTCGCCGTCCATGGACGTTGAGATCGCAACACGGTCAAAGTATTTTGGCCCATTGGGCACATCGGTCTTCAAAAACCACGCATTTGTGTCGGTCAGGTAATGATTTATGCAATACCCGTCCCGGATCGTGCTGTTATGCACGATCGCGTTGACATCGTTGTCGGCGACACCCGAGCGGAACTCGGACTTCAGCAGCCGTGTGGCGATGAACTGCGAGTTGGTCGGAATGATCAACTTCACAGGCTGCGCTGCGACCAACAGACCGCGCTCGTCGGTCCAGTTGGAGATCTGAATGGTGGCGTCTTCCAGGGACGTTTCATTCAAATCCGTCGCCGTGGCGGGGCGGTTCGACAGATCGGCACCATTGACGATGCTGTGGGAGGTCGAGAACAACTGGTCCCCGTCACCCGACAGATAGCCGGTGGTCGCCGTGAAGCCGGTATTGAACGGCACCATGGCCTTGACCTGCTTGGTGTAGTTCATGGCCCGAGCCAACGCTTTGGTGTATCGTGCAGACAAACTATCGTATAGGTTGTCTTCCATCGCCTCTTCGGTGATGGAAAATCCCATGGCGACCGTCTCATGATCATACCGCTGCGTGAAGCTCTCTTGCGCGGTGTCATAGGAAAGCGCCATGCCTTCCTTTTTCACCGGAGCCGCGCCGAAGCCCGCGAGCTTGGTTTCTTCCTCGAACGAGCGTTCCGAGCTTTCCATGTCGTAGATCTCGGTGTGTTCGTCCTGGTACTTGTCGTACTCCTGCCCAAACAGGGCGTTCAGTCCCGGCAGGAGTTCCTTGAGCAGTTGCGCGCGTGAAATAGCAGCCATTGCTAATCTCCCTTACGTGCCGAGGGCCAGATCGTACTGGTGGATGTCGGCATTCCAGATGACCAAAAGGTCAGTGAATGCGTCACCAACAGAACTGTCGGGGCCGTCAACGAAGTCAATGATGCGCAGCGGGAACGTACCGGTCGTCGCTGGCGTGGAGTTGTCCACCGAGAGGACGGACTTGCCGATATTGCTGTTTCCGGCGACGTAGGTGCTGACCTCAATGTTCAGGCCCAATTGGGTCTGAGCAATGGTGTCGGCGCACTGAACCTGCATGACAACCCGGGGGTCATCCTGCACCGCGGCCAAAATATCGGTCGCGACAGTCGAGGCCGTCCACATCTGGGCGTGCAACTTGTAGTTCAAGTTGGGATCGGTGAAGCTGCAACCTTGAAAAATCCCGATGGGGCGCGTCGAGGTTGCGGCGGTGTCGATTTCAATGGTCCCGGCTGCGACGAGTTCCACGATGTCCCCGAAGAAAATCGAGGTCCCGTAGGAGTTCGTCATCTTGATCTGGCGCAACGAACCATTGTCGTAGCCACCAAGTCGATTGACCGGAATGAAACCGTAAGGGGCTGCTACTGCTGCCATTTTACGTCTCCTGGTGCAAATTTTAGACCAACGCAGACACCGTTCTCAGCGTCTGCGACCAACGCCAAAGGTCGTCTGGGATGTGTGCTCCGTCTGGAGCACGGGCATCCGAGGGTCGCTTTCGCGCATGAAGTTCTGATCCACGCTCGCCGCCTGCTGCGCCGCCTTCTGCTGGTAATACTTGTCCCGCGCGGCCATCTTCTCTACAGAACATTTGCAGAGCATCAGGCCACCGATGACAATATTCCCATCATAGGTGCTGTGAACGTCCGACATGATCATCAAGTTAGCATGATCTTCCGCCAGACAAGCATCCCAGCCCTCCCGAAAGCGCATGGACACGTTGCGATTATCCGCGTCACCAAGTGCGGAGACACGTATCCAACGGAACACAAAGCCATCTTCAGGGGTGGGATCGGGCAGATTGGCCGGTGGACGATACTCCGTCAACCGGTCTTCGGTTTCGCGTGTTTCTTCGTCGCGCCCTGCTTGGGCGGTGCGCTCATCAGCCATTGGCCTCTTGCTCCTTTAGAAGTTGCGCGGCGTACTGCTGATTGGAAATACCGAGCCTCTTTGCGAGAGAGACCTGGGTGGCGGTCATTTGCACTTTGCGCGGGGGTGCCCCACCCCGCGATGGGCCTCCAACTGGAGGACTTGATCTCCGCACCGTCGCAGCGGGTGTAATAACTTCCACCTCGTTGACGCCATTTTGTTCCGGTGCGGAAAACTTGTCGGGAAATACTTCCCTCATCTTTTGATCGATTTCTCGATAATACCGTTCATCCAAAGTCGGGTTGAGCCCCGCCGCAATGAGCTTCCGGTGTACCCCAATGGCGTAGCCGGTCATGTCTTCGGAGCCCGCCTGCTGGAACCAGGGGTTATCCTGGAGCCACTTCACCGCGCGCTGATCGACAGGCGGCGCGGCAGCGGGGGTGGGCTGGTAAACTGGTTGTTCCGTGTTGGGAACTGTGTCGGGGGTGGGGCTGGCAGCTGGTAGCGTCGTGGCGCGCTCGGCATGGAGCCTCGCTATGTTTTCCTGGGCTTCGAGGATCTTGTCGGTGTCGCCGTCGTCCTGGGCATCCCGGAAAGCCACCCGTGCGGCCTCCATCTCGGCTTCCGATCTGGCTGTGTATTGCTCGACCAATACTGAATTGCTGTTGGATAACTGCTGCTGCAGGGCGTCGTTGTCCTGCTTCACCGCCTCCGCGTAGCGTATCGCTTCCTCGGTCTGACGGTTCGCGGTCTCCTTGGCCCGGCGTTCTTCGTGGAACTTGAAGCCGACCTGCTTGATGCGCTTCTGAGCGCTTTCCGAATAGTTCTGAACTTCCGCCTCGAACTCTTCGCTGTCCAGATCAAGGTCATCTGTACCAGGGCGCGCCGCTGGACGCTGATCCTCAAGCGGGGTATCGTCCATGACTTCAATGACGATAGCATCTTCGCCCTCATCTCCAGGCTCGGGGAAGCCATCGGGATCTTCAAATTCTTGTTTCTGCGCCGGATTTACCATTACGCCCTCGTATAGCCGCGTGGGTCTTCGACCGTGCCCTGCACCGTGTCATCATTGATGAAACGGAATTCGGTGCCGTCCGGGGTCCGAAAACGAACCCCCTTGTAAGCCCCGATCAGAACATAATCCCCCACCTTGCACCAGGGCTCCGGGCCAAAGCGCGCTTCGTCGCTGTAGCACATATTGCCCAATTTCAGGACCAGCCCCACCACCGTGGAGGTCTGTTCAATGTCCCGGGTGATATCTGCCTTGTGGATGCCCCCGGCAG